CAACTAATACCATTGTTCCCGTTATTGTTGCTGCAACAAATACAAAGGCAGAAAGTAATAACAATAATGGCCCAACAACTGCAATTAAACCGCCAAACATTAACACTGCCTTTTTTACCCCGGGGGATAGGTTGCTAATAGCATTAACAATTTCAATTAGTGCATTGGTAACTTTAACTGCTAAAGGAAGCATTAGTTTACCAAATGTCTCGGATAAACGCTTAGTGGCTTCTTGTGATTTCCGTGAGACGTTAGCATAAGCCTCACTAGTTCTAGCGTAATCGCCAATAGCTGCAGTGTTTCTTTCCGTAACTATTTGCAGTGTTGCTATAGCTTTAGCTTGTTGATCGGTTAATCTGCGATCTTTGCGCTTAATCCCAATCATTTTTTCTTTAACTTCGGCTTCTAAAACAGCAGTTTTAAAAGTATCTTTTAGCATTTCCCGCTCACCGAGGAGAGCTTTTGTTAAGGCGTTAGCTGCCCTTGCCGCTCCTCCCTCAACGTTTTTAAAACTAGCAACATCCGATGATAAAGCCACAACAGATTCGGATAACTGCAAGGCTTGTTCCGACGTCATACCTAACCCGGTTAAGAGATCACCAGTATTAGCTAGTAATTCCTGAACAGTTGAATCAGCTAAGTCAAACCCCTGGGCAAGCCTTTGGGTTGCTGCTGATGATTGGGAATCAATGCCTTTAAAAACCTCCCCAAACTTATTCGCAGTTTCTTCGGCGTCACTGGCGGCGTTAATCATACTTTTGCTCATAAGAACAAAAGGCGTAGTAACAGCCGCACTCATAACCGCACCGGATCGCGCTAACGATCTGGATGTGTTTTTAAGTTTTTCGGTGTCCCTAGTAAGCTTGCGGATTTCAGTTGAGGTTTGTCTAGCCTTAGATGCCACTGTACCCATAGAGCGGCTAACCTTGTTAGCTACGCCGGAGAATTGATCTTTTAGCTTTATTAAATAGCTAACTTTATTTACCATGTTTGGCTTTCCCCATTTCAGCTTTTCGTTCGGATGCCAACTTGTTTGCTTCTTGAATAAAGCCTACGAATTCATCCATTGGCATATCTGACAAATCCGAATAACTTAACCCGCCTTCAAAAAAGGCCATTAACCTGGCCATTTCACTTCTATGTTTTAATCTAGTCCATCCATCAGGGACTTGGCTATAAAATTTGAGACATACGTACCCAATAAGCCCTCCACATCACGGAAATCCATTTTTTCTAACATAGGTGATGTGAACTTAGTTTCACCTTCTACTAAAGCAGAACCGTTTTTAAACAGTGCTTCAGCATGTAAAAAAACTTTAGATGTATCGCCAGACCAGTTGTACAACACATGCATCACTGATTTTAAATCGATTTCCCCTGCAGCTTCATCCGAACTACTTTCATTAGTAGCTTCGGATAAAGTGCCGTGGGATAGCTCTGAAATTGCCGAAGTAAAAGCTTGCTTAATTGGAGCAAAGTTTGCAACGGATTTATAGGTAGGGGCAATTAGTGTAATAAAACTTGCCTCGACTTGTTCACCCTTTAAAGCATACTTAAAGGGTGTTTCTAATTGATAAATGACCTCATTCATTTTTTAGACCTCTTATAGAATTATACTGCCGGCTCGGAGCTAAACTCTAATGTAATACTTCCATCAGTAGCAGCACTCGTTTCCGGGTCTTCCAGTAGCGCAGCACCCTGAAAAACTTTAGCATAACCTGTACCAAGTGAGCCAACTAGCTCTATTACGTTTTGGTCTTTGTTTGTTTTCCAGGCTCTCTTAAGAGATTCGTTTTCAGGCGTAGAGGGCATAGTAAATTTAACCATTCCCATTTTAGTGGATAGGTCTTCACTAAAGATTCTTTCAGTTTGACCCCCACCTACGACTGCGCTTCGCATTTGGTATTCACCTAAGCCGTCTTTCCAACTTAGTGAATCTGCGTCATAAGCTATTTGGCTATCATTAACCAAAATAGTAATATCATTTAATTGTGTTGCCATTGTTTATCCCCTTTAATCGTTAGTTGAGAAAGCGATTTGGATTATTCCCGCAATTTCTCTATATTGGGTTACTAAAATTACTTTCATTTGAATGCTAACTTTGCCTAATGCTTTATCAATAGAAATAATTAGGTTTTCGTCAAAGTAATTCAAAGAAGTTTCACCAGCTTCTAATAAAACGTAATCAGCGCCGGTAAGATCTTGGTAAAGTCTTTTAGAATAAGATCGAATTACAGGCTCATTTGCCATATCACGACCTTTAATAATGTCGCCTTCGGTTAAACGGGATTGAGCAAAACGTTTACGGTTATTATTGTAGAAATACTCCCTAACTTGGCTAGAGGTATCTACGTAGTTTAAAAACTTAAAGCTAATATCAGCATTGCCTGCAGTATCAGTTTTGTAAGTAGTATAGACTTCACCTGCTACAACTGCTGTTCCTGCAGGATTAGATCCAACAACAGTAACACCGGCATTAGATAAAGTTTCAATTTCTAAATCATCAAAGCCTCTTCCTGTTTGGCTAGGAATTAAATCAGAAAAAGGAGTATTGAAATAAGGCTTAGAGGCTAAAGCCGGTCCGCCTAAAGCATCTAATGCTCCGTTTGAACTAATTACTAAATCTGAAACTGCAAAGCCTTCAACGTCAAGCCTTAGTGCTCTATAACCTGCAAAAGCAGAGGCTTTCATCATAGGTGTTTCAACGATGTCGCCGCCTTTGTAATTAGTTTCTGATTCTAATTTACCTCCAAAAATAACTAGGGATTGGCTATTAAGCCCGCTAGCTAAAGTTGTTAAATTACCAACGGTATCGTTAACAGCGGTAAATGCTACGCCATCTTGAACCTTGCCGTCTGCATTAAATCGTGCATCTAATAAACTTAGCACTTCAGTTGTTGCGGCAGGGTAAGGCCAAACAATCGCTTGGTAGCGAGTTTCGCCAATAACGTCAAAAATACCTGTTAAAACAGGATCTGTTGCGCCAACAGTAGAAAGGTTAACCGAACTGCCCAGGCCTGCAATAGAACCTCTAACTTCTACAGGAATGCTGTCACCATAAGTACCACCATTAGCTGCGGTAATAGTTACTGTACCTGCGTTATTAGATGCGGTAGCTTGTACAGTAGGATCTGCAGTGATTGCAGCTTCAACTGCATCACCTATAACAGTAAGCGAGTCGCCTGAGCTAATAGCTATACTATATTTATGATTTTTTTCAGAACCAACGATAACCGTTAGTGTTCCGGATTCAGTTGGGGAACCAGCAAAGATTACACTAATCTCACCCTTAGTAGCTGTGCCGTTATCGCCTAACGGAATAGCATCAACTTGAACTTGTTGGTTTCTAGATTTGTTAGCGCGAACTAATCCTGCTAACATTGAACGTGGGCCAAATAAAGCGTCTTCCGCTCCGCCATTAGCTATATTTTGAACTAGTTGGCCCGGGGTAGCTGTACCTGTTAGCATTTGGCCAACAATTAAAATTTTCTGTTCTGTGTTTAACGCCGTCCGTGAGGAAGGGCTAATCACAAAGTTTGTTTTTGGCTGTCTAATAATAGTCATTTCTCAACCTTCCTCGCTTTGGGTTTTGGTTTTGGTTTAGGTGGTACTGGTTCGACACAATTGTCGGTTTGTGCATCTTTTAATCTCTGTCTCCAAAACTTAGACAAGGGTTTGCCGTATGCATCCGAGTCTATTATAACAAATCCTGAATAGTTTTGAACATTATTTATTTTCAATTTAATTTTCATAAAGGCTCTTCATCTAAGTTTATTGAAGCAATTAAGTTTTGACTTCCATGACTTATACCCATATCTATAGAAATATCTCTGAAAGCCACGTCTATATCGGGAATAAATACATCTGTTGGTCCCATTTGTAAAGTACATTCAAAAGCATATTGGTGTACGTAAAATGCGGAATTGTATGTTTGAAACCCGTGGCCAGTTATCATTAACGGGTTATTATTGTTTTCAACTAACGAAGGAAATTTGTACGTCAGAATGCTATTACAAATAGGCTTTAATAATTCTTCGCACCTGTCGCGTGCTTGCCTAGCTGCAATTTGTTCGTTAGTAGGTAAAAACAAATACAAAGAAAAAGACTGCACCAACCTTTGGTTGAAATAATTTCCTGACTGGATATTATCTGTGCTGTCCGTTTCAATCTTTCGGCTTTTATCTGCAATGCTATCGCCTAGCACTACAAATAGCCACGCTTTATCTTGTCCTTGTTTAGTATAAGCCTCTAATAGCCTTTCAAAATCTACCGAAGCAGAAATGCGGGGATTGGATTTGGCTATTATTGCTCCCTCTGCAGGGCTATATAAATTACTAGGAACTAAATACTGAAAAGTGTTTTCACTAGGCGTAGACGTAATTTGGACTAACCCGTTATAGTTATTAAAAGGACTAGAGCCGTTTAATAAAAGGGCTGGGCCAGTAGAATTAGTTGGGCCGGAATCTGAAACGGTAAATTTTAAAGTTCTTCTATTTGGTACCTTAAGTAAAACAAAGCTTCCATTAAATTCCGATTGGTCTGACCCGTTAATTTGTACATTAAATCCTGCGTTTTCGGTTATGTCGTGGTCCGTTTGGGTAATCATTGTTGCAATACTGCCTAACCGAGAAATGCTTAAAATTTCTATAGGAGTTTGTGCACCAGTAATAATAATTTGTCTTCCTGCTATTAAACCGTGCGGGCTATTTGTAGTTGCTGTAGCTACACCCGAACTTTGTACAATAGAGGAAACAGGGACTTGATCCGTAAAGTCGTCTACAAGGGAGGGTAAAACTGTAGCCAACTGATTTACAATATCTGAGGATCTCATTTAATTAATCCTCCCCGTCCTTCTAACCTTTTTCCTATCTCTCTTTGGAAATTCTTTTGGAAGTTTCTAACCTGGCTGTTTATGCCGTTAGATAAAGAGGGCCTAGCTTTTATTCTACTGCTACCAAATTCTATTGCACTTGCATAGTCTGGGGCAGGGCTTTTACTTTGTACGCCATAACCAAATTCAAGGGAATTGGCGCCGTTAACTTTATAGCCTAGCGACCTTCTAAGCGCTCCAGTAAGGTTTGCATGAGTTTCACCTGGCGCAGAAGCTACGTGGCGCCTACGGCGGCCAGACGGCGTTCTATAGGTATAAGTTCTTCCGCCCTTTGGCTTAATTAAAATCTCATCGCTAGTAGCTTTACGTAAGCCTACTGCAGAAGTGTAGAAAGCGTGCTCGATACCGCTTTTTGTAAGCTTTTTAATAGACTTAATATTAATAATAGCACTTCGGCTGTTTTTATCTAAAATCATGCTTTTGATGCCTCACCTAAACCACGTTCGCTGCTTCTAAGTATTAGACAGTTGTCTTTTTCGCAACAGTTTTCAACGTCAATTATATTAAACTTACGGCCTTTAAAGGTAATCCAAGTTTCTGCCGTAACCCCATCTACATATTTTATGCAAAACTGATGGGTAATAGGTGTATCTGTAGCAATGCCGTCAAATAGGGTTTTACCCCTTTCGGTTTTAATAATGGCCGTTACGGTTTGGTCACCTGTAAATTCTTCATCAAAATCTACTTCGCCAAACAAGGGAGGGCTAATATCTCTATTGTGTAGGGTTATGCTTTGCCCGTATTTTGCTAAGTTTCTGTCTAATAGGCTCAATGTAAATTGCCTATAACAAACATATTAACGGGGGTTTTGTCAAATTGCATTAAGCAACCGGAAGACAAAGTGTTGGCTAATTGGCCAAACGGAGTTCCCATTATGCCTTCGCCAAATTTAAAGCTATATGTAACTGTGCCCCCGCAAGACGGATTAGTTTCTGAGGATAAAGATAAACTGTTTTCTGTAACGGCACAATTGTGCGCAGACAAATACAGTTCAACTTGTTTTAAACATTCTGCGGTTAGGTCCGATCCGCAGCTTCCGTAAACCATATCAACAATACAAGTTGAAGCATTAATTGCTGCTGTGATTTGGTCATCGGTTAGGATACTCCCCGTAGGCAGAATAGTTCTAACTTCTGCAATTGTAACTCTAGCCATTGGTTTCCCCTAAAAATTATTAGAAAGCCGCCCGAAAGCGGCTTTCTGGTTTTACAAAGTTATTTTGATTTAGCAACCTTTTCAGGTTTTTCATCAATAACTTTTTTGCTCTCTTTTGGAGTTACCAGCTTTTGGCTTAGTTCTTCGGATTGCTCCTGAGAAATAACGATTTCGCTACCTTCAGGAATAAGCTCTAATTTGCCTTTAACTGCTAAATACAATTTTTTATGAGCAACTACGCGTTTAACATTAGCCATGTTAATGCCCTCCGTTAAGAAGCGTAAAGTGCACAAGTTTTACCTGCGAAATCCGTGCGGACTTCAAAACCAACTGCGCCCCAAACTACAAATTCATAGTTTGAGTTATAAACTGGTCTTGGCATAGCAACAGTGTTAACACCCATACCTACGATAGGACGGACTTTGTTGCTATCTAATGGGAAAGCCATTAGTTGGTTACCGGTTAATTTTGAGCTAGTTTTAACAGCGGCTACGCCCATAAGATCAGCTAATTCTTGCATAATGATCTTACTGTCGTATGAAGTGCTGAACTTACGTTCTAAGTTAGCAGCAATTTCACGTGATACATAGTAAACAGCATCGTATTCGCAGTTGTTGTCAATCCATAAAACGTTACGGACTTGGACGAAAGCAGCTTTAATTTCGTCACCAGTTTTAGTAGTGTCGGTAAAATTAAAGTTAACGCCACCACCACCCAGGCTTACTTGAGCAACGCGTGCGTCGTTACGCATACCGCCCCAGCTTAAGCCATCAATTACAATAGATTGGCCGTTAGCATCAACATGCCCATCTAAAAATTGATCTGCCATGTGGCGACGTAATGTAGCAACAGATTCACGTTGGTCGTCAATTAATGCATCGAAGCCTTCTGAGCTTTGAGCATTCCATTCACGCCAGTTGCGAGAAAAACCTGTGTCATGTACAGGAATGATTGAACCATCGTAGCTGTATTCAACTTGGTCTAGTTTAGCACCAATTTGGCCAGTCATTGAAGTTTGAGCATTACCTGCGTCAGAAGCTTGGCGGAACTTGTGAACAAGTTTACCAATAGAAACTGAACGTGATAGTGGTAAAAGGTCGTTTAGGAATGTGTCACCGTCGTCTGAACGCATACGTTCAACTGTTACGGAATCAAATTCTTGATAAACGTCTTGAGGGATAATGCCCTCGTTAGTAACCATACCTTGGTTAAAGAACATTTGCTCTTGACGGTTTGCACCAGTACGAGCTGAAACTACTTCGTTCCATTGTTCTTTAGCTGCGCGGCTGTTACCAATAATTTTCTTTTGAAAAAGCATCGGTTATTCCCCTTATGCTACACGTACACGCACTAACTGAGTGCCTGTAGTAGTTACGATTTCATCGGCATAAGCCAACACCTGTTCTGAACCATTGGTTGCAGAAATCTTTAGAACGCCAGAACCATTATGTGATAAAGCAGTTCCTTTCGCAGTAATAGCTTGGCCAGTTGCTACTAAGACGTTTAGGAATTCACCTGAACGACCTTTAATAGCCACCATGTTTTCGCTAATAGTCCAAGCATCATCAACACTTTTAGAACGTTGCTGATCTTTATCCGCTATAAGTAATTCTGAACCAAATTCAGTATGTACTTTTGAGTTAGCTTGTAAGCCAGTAGCAGCTTGAGTCAATAATGTGCCAGGTAAAATAGCTGCTAAAGCAACACCTTCAACATTTAATGGCTTGCTGTTATCTTCACCGGCAGGGCCAACGTAAATTGTTCTTTTTGAAATTGTAGACATTAGTTAGTCCCCCTTATTCAGGCATGTCAACAGGAGCTAAAACAACGACGTCATCGTCGGCGTTAACTACTGGTGATACACCGTATGATTGGCCACAGTTGCTAGCAAATTCTTTCAATTTTTCAATTGGAAGTAATTTAGCAGTTTCTGCATCAAGGCCTGGATATGTAGCACTATTACCAACAAGCTCTGCCATTGTAGAAATTTCATCGTCTTGTTTAGCACCAATTTTTGCTTTTAATTCTGCTAGTTCGTCAGTAACGGGTTTAAGCGCATTAGCAACAACATCGGCTAGTTTGCCTTCGCTGTCTGCGCCTTCGTCGTCGCTGGTGTCACTATTAGAATGAAGCCCATTGTACGCTTCTAAAATCTGATCTTCTGTTGCATTATCTGCAATTTCGATACCAGCTTCTTTTAGCGCGTTTAAAATGAGATCTTTCATTTCGTCACCCTCTGAGTTGGTTTTTGGAATAGATTGGACATTGCTGTCCACGAGTAGTGGAGTTCCCACCGTTGCTACTGAGCCCGTATTTATAGAATAGGGAACGGTAAACAATTCTTTATTAAAAAAGTAAGTAACGGATTTTTCCGACACTTCTTTAATATAATCTGCTTTTAAAGGCGACTTATTTAGGGCTTTAAAAAGTAATTCTTCGATTTCTTTATCGGAATAGCTTTTAGATTCCTCTGGCGAGTTTATTTCTTCATCATTTAATTCTAAGTGATGAATGTCAATCTCAGAGCCATCGGAATTTACTGCCATGCCTACGCCTTGTTCAGGAGTAGCTGCGCCAATGCTGTCTAATAATATAGCATCATGATCGAAAACCATTTCACTAGCTATCATTTTATATTCTTGACCTTTTCCATTTCTTTCTGCAAATTCTAATTCTTCGACGGTTAAAAAAACGCCAGTAGAAGTATGGATAGGCCGTGGGGTTTCTGAATTTTCTAGTTCTGAAATACGATCAAGAAGTCTTTTACCTCTGTCCGTTTTCACAGCTTCAGAAACATTAATTACTTTATCCAAATGGATCCTATTCCCGACCTTTTTAACGTTTTCATTATAGGCACCGGCATAATAATTATGGATTGAATCAGGGTCGTTGGCAGAAATAGCCTTTCCTTCGTTATTAGTAGGATGTTCTACAGGGGCTAAAGTTCTTTCTAATGTTTTGTAGCTTTTATTTATTTCTGTTGAAGGATATAAAATTCCGTTCATAACAACGTCATCTGGCAAAGTGTAGCTACTAACAATAATGTGTTCTATCCCTTCACGCATTTCTCTATAGATAGACGACTTGTTAATAGCAGTTGAGCATTGGACCATTATTTTATTTAACATATAATCTCAACTATCCTAAACGATTTTAAACTGTAGGGCCATTTCACCGTATTTTTGCCTTTTTGAGAACCCCCCTTGATCATTTTATTTTTTCTTGCTGGGGTGTTTTAATAGGATTACCCTTAGAATCTATTAAAACTGTTTCAACAGAACATTTGCAATTAATCCTGTTTGCTCCTTGGTCCCACCATTCATTTTGGTCTGAAACACTATAAGCATTCCCGTGTCGATCTGCATGTGTAGTTCTAGTAGTAGGGGTTAATGCTGAATAATGAATTACACCAGCTTCTAATCCTGTTTCCCGGGATATAGTTTTAGCCGCGTTACTTTTAGCGTCATTATAAGCCTTATTAACTTCTGTATAAACTATTCTTTTGGCATTAGACTTAGAAACATCGTATCTTTCTACAATCTGGCTAATAATTTGCTTTCTAGACAAATTAGAATTTAACACGTCGTTTATAACATTAAA